GGGGGGGGGTTGGGTGCGGATGGAGACCGGGTGCTTTGTCTAGTACCTCTGAACTGGGAGTTCCGGAACACTGTCGCAGCAACTGAGACCATAGTCGGCTAGAAGAATCGTAGCTAACGCTGGGGTGTTGACGTGTATTCCGTATCCGGCGGTTCCAAAAAGGTAGTTGATCTCGTGAATCTGTGCTGGACTGATGCTGGTGATGTCCTTACCAAGTGACTGGTTGTACCTTGCGTACACCTCCTCGTCGTCGACGTGGAACTTGGTTTCGGAGACCTCACCGATCTTGTACTGGAGCGCGGTATCCACGGCCTTCTGGAAACAGGCATCAGACGAGAGAGGACCAGCGGTGGCCTTCATATTGTCGATGAGTGTGAACGATGCGGTGGGATAAGCGCCTGCGAGCAGCTGGGCTTGGAAGGACTGGGCTCGAACCTGGAGATCGCCGCGACCAGGCAGATCACCACGACAGGTACCGGAGAGTCTCAACAATACACCAAGGTTCAGGAGCGGCCTGACCTGACCGGACGTATCGATCACTGGTGAGTGTTTGAGGAACTGCAAGCGGTGGTAATCATAACATCGCTCAAGAGTGATGATGTAACCCGCGCGCTCAGCTGCCGCTACAAGACTGTCTTCGTCAATGTAGGGCGTCTCTGCGATAGAAAGACCGATATCCATCGAGGCGTTATTGTTAACCACTGTTGTTAACGTCGAGCCTGAGTAGAGCATGGGTCTTTTAGGCTGAAGCATCACGAAATTTCGCGAGTTTTCAGAATCCTGTATGGTAAATGGTTCGGAGCACTGTTGCACCAAGAGGTCGATAGCAGGCCGGAGGTTGTCAGGCGTAATGGCCTTAAGTGACTTGAACCTCGTGGTGCCGTGGCTGGCATCGCACTTGCTGATATCGACATTGTAGTAATGCACAGTCCCATCCGGAGCTCGGATAGATAAACACGAGTCATCGGAGAAGATGACAAAGTAGTAGCGGCTAGAGCAGTTGATAAGCTTTCTGAAAACGGAGGTCAAGAGGTCCTGCGAGACGGCCTTGACGGTTTCAATCACGCCGCCCAAGTACTGGAGGGGTAGCGCGGACTGCGCGCATTTCAATGCGGCTGTCACACGGAACCCGAGTAGGGATGCGTTGACTCCAAGGTCCATGATCCCACGGGGGATCTTTCCTGGCTTGGCGATTTCTTGCTTTTTCATCACCCATCGGAAGGGTCGAGAGTGCCAGGTGCCAGTCGCGCTTGCGTTGTCACCTGTCTCATCACACATCTCTCTCCAAGCTTCGACCCGCAACATTCGCTTAACGTGTGGGTCGCCGTGGTGATCTAGCGCTTCCTCGAATTGGTCCGTATACTCTAGACACTGTAGAGCATACATTTTTTTGATCTGTTCATACACGGCCGCGTGACCATACACAAAAGAGGCTTGATTCTTAAACAGTTGCTCGTGATAACCTATCCTCTCGGGCTTGCGTTTACAAGTGAGTCGTCGGAAGGCCAAGCGTTTGCAAAGATTGCAGTTACAGTAAGTGATCCCCGTCTGCGATACGCAGGGACCCGGTTTCGTACGGTAAAAGCGGTCATGCTTCAATTGTGTACCGGGGGGAAATTCGAGTTCCCCTCCGATGAAGTGCTCCGCTCCTCGAAGCACTGTGAACACACCATTGTAGACGAATGGATCGTCTACGGTGCATTGTACCGTCCCTAGGCGGTACGGCTCGCGCCAGAACTGGACGTGTTCTGGGGAGCCCTGTGACGAAAATCCGGTGGCGCTTGAGGCGCACCCGGAACTGCCTGCCCGATGTAATGATCGCTCAGGACAGCCTGGTTCACAGCTGCGATAATGGTGTTGAGATACACCTTACGCTGCTTGATCCAGTGGCCGTGCAATGGTAGGCCTGACGTTGACTTCAGGCCTAAGACGAGGTTCACCAGCATTTTAGGTAGTGTCGGATTGACCGTCTTGCCTCTGGTAATAGCGGTGCGTTGAGAGAATTCGTCGGAATCGACGATCATCTGAAGCATCCTGGGGAAAATGGTCGCGTGAGTTGCGTTGGTGTAACCTACCTCGCTTAAGACCGTTCGACGGACCTTCTCATTCGACCCCCTCATCCACACGCGGGACTCCCCTCTACGGAACCGAATCGACCAGTTCACTCTGGTGTATCGGAATATCCGTGCGTTCACCGCCGCCGGTTCGATGCTGTTGACAACCTCTGGCGCAAATCCTGCGGCCTGGTTTTCTAGAACATCAACGTCGGCGATGGTAAACGGGGTCAGGGCCCAAGAAGCGATTCGGAACCACAGGCTGTCGCGCTCGCGCTTGGCGCCTGCAGTGTAGATTACTCGCTCCCCGGTGGCTGCGTATGACGCAAGTTCAGCCTCTGTCTCGTCATCCGTCATGGTCGGTGACTCCATACTGTTCTTCTCCTCCGCCCTAGGGTGTGGCGGGTTAGACGTTAGAATTGGCGGGTTAGCTCGCGACACGATAATAGTGTGTGCGACATCGGTCCCGGATCGTCTCAGTTTTTCTTTGGTGACAGTGGGTGATTTACAGTGTTTAGCGTCGCGACCCCCTTCTGCGAACCCGTCTGATTGGGCGCTGGGTGGCCGTGAAGGCTTGCACTGCTCGGGTTGCCCCGGATCGGCACTTATCGACGTGAGTGATGTGGTAAACCCCGAGGAGCCGGCGGTATTCGGGCTCGTACTGGTAATGGTAGGGTTTACGTTTCGTGGGATTTTCAGGCGTCCCGGTCGACTTGTGTGGATTCTTACGATTTGTGCGCTCTCTCCTGCGACAGTTTTTTGTGCATCATCCTCCGCTTTCACGGGTAGGTTGTTCTTATCAGATGCAGCGGTGCTGTTGGCAGTGGTTTGCGCGTGTTTCCGTTCCTGGTGAGCCCTTTCTAACTCGGCGTCCGCTGTGGCGAAGGACTCCAACATCTCGTCCAGAGATGGAATTTCAGGGTAACGGTTACCAGGGTGCGGCTCGGATGTCTCGAACACATCCAGGGCCTCATCGGTCGACAGACCGGTCATCTCTCGGCGTGTCTGCTCTGTGAGGGATGGTGCGTTTTGCGGTTTCGCAGTGGGGTGGTGGTGTTCCGGTAAGGTGCACTCCTGCGGATCGACTTTACACTCTGCGTACTTCGGGGGCTTGACCTCAGTCGGCGCTTTGTCTGCGAGCCGTTTCTGGGCGCCCTTGAAGGGTGTTTTGATCTGGTGGTAGTGCGACCTGGTGCATAAGGCCACGGTGCACGCTTTGAACGTGTGCGTTGGTGGCCCTTCGCCCGGGTAACCTTTGGTGGAATCAAACGTCTTGCCCGCCTTCCAGTTCTTCTTTAACTGTTTAGACGGCTTCGCTTTCTTCGATTTGCTGGATTTTATGGCGTCCTTCTTCTTCCAGACTTGTTTCCGAGCGTGACGATCGTCCGCCTTCTCGGTGTTCTTTGAGTCAGTACCACTTTCGTGGTGTTTACGGTTCCAGCGGGAACCCATTCCGATTTTTCCTTTCGGAGCGTTGACCCTGCCGGCGATTGGCGAGGTTTTAGACAACATTGTTTTTCCAGAGTAACTACAGGTGATTGGCCTGCAGTCCGAGTCCTGGGGTGGACTCGTCGTCATAATGAGGGGGGGGGACCGGACAAGTGTCGGTAGGTATTCTCCATAGCGCCGTTGAAACGGGGTATGTGGAGTGTGTTCTCGACCCATAATAGGAATAGTCTACAGTCTCAATTCAGGATGAACTTTTCCAAAGGTACTAAGTTCTGTTTGACGCAACAACTCTCCCGGCTTATTTGTGGCCAGGTGTGTTTGGTAGCGATGGCGATCGATTGGTCCTTGTGTTACAGCTTCGGGTCCGTTCCTTGAAGACTTCAGCGTGCGCCTGAAATCCACCGGCGTGACAGCCACCCCATAGACCGAGGTCACCAACTCGAGGTTGGCGGCACTTGCTTTCGCGGCCTCGTTGATATCCTTGATAGGGTGGTTGAAATGACTGGTGAAATAGTCTTGGTTGGTTCGGGTAGCGTCCCTATTCTGTTGGTTCTTGCCCTAACACAGCAAGATCTTCCGATTAACGGCTCGGGGTGCCTGGGCCCACTCAGCGTAGAGTGGGCGGGTTGTGGTTTTCTTTTTATTTTTTTTTTTTTTATGGTCGTCACTTGGAAGGCGGTGTGTCGCGGCATAAATCTTCTATGTCGCACAACTGACACTCACCAATACCGGACGTGCGGCATGTCGCGGAGTGTGCTGGCAGCGTGGTTCCGCTGGCAACCCCGACGGGTCTGAGTGTGGCCAGCCGGCGATTGCTGGCTGTTGCTAATCGCCTGGGTGCCGGCTTGGATGCCGCCTGGCGTGCCATGTAAGTTTCGTGCTGCACCGCTCGCTTGGCGATGGCTCGCTCCTTCCGTTGTGCAAGCTCCTGAACGCTCAGGAAGCCGAGGAAAGGTGTCAACAGCTCGATGATGTACGAGGTGGACTCAAGGACGGTGGCCGCGGTGGACCCGGCGGTCAGATCGTTGTACAGTGCTTCCGGTCGTAGTATGTCGCCTGCGAACAGGTCGAGGATCATCTCCCCTCCTGTTTGTAGGTAGTTTATAAAAGCGGTGTTGTCACTGTTGAATGCGATGGAGGCCCAGTTGGTGGATCCGTTGACTGTGTTGTTACACGCGAGGTCTGCGGTATCCGTGCCTGTTGAGCCATCAACATGCGTGGTGATCTTGTACTGTCCGTCGCGGCCGCTGGGGACCACGATCGATCCCTTGGCGTCGGTAGCCCCGAAGCCGAGCGAGTCCTTGATGGGTGTAGTCCCGAGTGCGGTCTCGAGCAGCCCCTTCACGATGCCATCGAGGATGGGCGCGCTGGCCGGGGTGTATGCTGCAATGGCGCCTACGGTGGGTACTGGTCCGTGGCCGACAGACGTCTGAGGTGAGATCAGTTCTACCTGGTAGTGCACCCAGATTTCTCCGAGCAACACGCTTCCAGCAGCGGTTTGTGCTCCGACGTTCAGAGTCCCTGCGTCGTATAGGGTGATGTCACCCTGCCCCGGTGCCGAGCGCACGTACTTCTTGGCGTTGCGCATCAACTTTGGGACACTCGCGGTGAGGATGTTCTTGATGTACGGTGCTCCCGACTTGGCGCCACCCATGGTAGCGGCGGTCTTGTAGTCACCGGCGACTGCGTCTTTAGCATCGTAGTCGACATATAGGATGACCGACCCATTGGTGGTGTAGCCGACGCGAGGTCGATACTCCACGGTGAGGCGGCGGATCCAGTACATCTCGAAGTTCTGGGCGGTCTTAGACAGCCACGGGAAGGTGGCGGACAGACCGGGGTTGAGCGAGAAGGACCGTGTGACAAAGGTGTCGACAGGGTCTTGGGTGAGCACCTCGATAAGCTCGGAGTGGCTCACTACACACCCATCACGTGTCGATCGGAACTGAGGGTTCCGCATCGTGCTGCGACTTGTCATGGCAGCTGGCGTGACGATGTTGCCCCCGCGTCGGGGGCGTCGTGGTTGACGGTTAACTTGGGACCGTCGGCCCTGGCGTCTCTGCACCTGTTTCTTGGTATTATTCTGTTTAGGAACCATAGATTTAAAATAACATGCTGGTCAACGATGTCATTCGAGAGAGTTTCTTGCCTTGTGGGGTTAAATAACCCCAAGCGCCATATTGAATCGAACCCGATTTCCCACGCAGTACCCCTGCTCGGCATTGGCCTGGGATGCGTAGGTAGCGAAATTAGTTCGTATGGCCGCGAGTTTGCTGGGCTCGCGCTTCCGGTCTTAGCGGAACATTTCGATGATGATGGCGGTGTTAGCGCCACGCTTATGTACACATCACGTGTGTAGGCAATCCACAGGGTTGGTTTCCCTAAGAGCTATGTGCCAGAATTTTGGTTTTATCCGGGACCCTCACGCGCGTTACGTTTACGTTCCCACGAAACCCCCCTTAAGGTTACCACACCAACTGCGACA